ATCAGGCAGGGGTGACGCGCAGTTTCCGGAGCGGAGTCGCTCCGGATCTGCGCACCGGCATCGGCCCCGATGGCCACCGCCGAAACTTCGAGGGGCTCCCAGTCGACGGCCCGGTAGAGCGGGCGCTGACCGTCTCGCTTTTCGACTTCGTAGGTATACACACGATACCCGACCGAGACGTTGCGGATGATTCCGCCGATGATGTCGCGCCATATTGGCTCGACCTCATCCCGCTGGCTGAAGCGGATTGTGGCCACCCCCTGGCCGCCTTCAATCCGCGCCGATCCGTCCACGACAACCCCCAGCACAGCACTGAGATCATCGGCATTGTGCGAATTCAGGAACGGCGCGCCGCCGTTCAGCCGGTCCATGCGCACGGCGCCAGGATCGACGATCAGCTCTTCGTCGATCTCACCATCAGCCCATGAGAAACAGCGCACCGTGGCACCGGTCGTCCAGATGATATCGACCGTTCGCGCTGCCTCGTCGATGCTGTCGGCACGCACCAACGCAGCCCGTTCGATCACCGGCAAGTCAATGGTATCTCTTGGCATGTTGCCTCCTGGGTTTCAGTTCTGTGGCGACGCGCCGTCGCCGAGCGGCGTGGTCGGATCCGCAATTTGCACCTGCCCGCCCTTGCTGACCCGGCGCGGGTCTGCATCCGACACCAGGCCGAGCGCGTCGGATTTGGCCAGAAACGCCGCCTGCTCAACCAGATTGGCATCCGGGTCGTAGCCACGCTTGGCGATCATCTGCGGCAAGGTCCGGAACCCGGACCGCACATCCAGCAGGTCGGCCTGCGCATCTTGCAGCGGGTTGACGCTCTCGAAACTTGGCGGCGCCCATTCGACTGCCACTCGCGGCGTATTGATCGCACCCGAGAGATTTGCCGCGGCGATGAACCAGTCCCAGATCGGCTGGCAGAACATCGGAATCAGCACCTGCCACTGCATCATGTCGATCATCCGGCGGTATTCGTTCAGCCCGACGCGGCTTGACGAAAAGTTTGCCTGGCTGAGATCGCCCGTCAGCAGCGCATAGGGCACCCGAAATCCCGAGGCGATGATATGCAACTGCACCCGGTGCCATTCGTAAACGCCGCCAGACCCTGCGGGCTGGTTGAACTTGATGTCCGTCGCGCCCTTCGCATAGGCGATCATTCCGGGTTCGAACTGCTCGACCTTGGTGCCGTCATCCCGTGTAACAACGGGGGCCACGCTTCCGGTTTCGTCATCGGCATTCAGCAGCATACCAACGAGGCAGGCTTCGGTCTTCTTGCGCGCCAGTTCCGCAACCTGCCAGTCGTCGATTTCGCGCAGGCTGCGGATCACCGGCGCGCCCCACGGCACGCCGCGATTCTGCAGCCGCTGCCGCTCGAACATATGGATCACCTGATCGGCAGGCACCCGGACCGACTCCATACGGTTTCCGACGCCGCGCAAGATATCCCCGGGGTGATCCTGATAGAGCCAGAAGGCGGCGCGGCGGCCATCAGCGTCATATTCGATGCCCTGCACGATTCGGCGGTTTCCGACAGACTGCATCTTCGCGTCATCGAGGTGATCTGCCTCGCGCAACTGAATGCGCAACGGCACCCGCCGGCCTTGGGCTTTGCCCCCAAGCCGCTGCAACGCCAGCGCCTCGCCGCCCTCAACCATCTGCCGCGCGGCCAATGCCGTCAGCCCGTGAAAATCGGTGTGGCCGTCGAAATCGGCATGCGCGGACCAATCCGCCCACAGCGTATCAACCCAACGGTTCAGCGCCGGATCCGATGACGCGGCCCGCGGCCGGATCCCCGCGCCAACCAGCGATGACACGAGCACCTGCACGGCCGCCGCAGCAATCGGGTTGTTGCGCACAAGATCACGCATGCGGGCCCTGAGTAGCGGCCCGCCTTTGGCGATTTCGGAATCCGCCGACGCGTTGGTTGCGCGCCAGCCGTCTGCACCACGCCCTCGGCCCGCGCCATAGTAGTCTCGCTGCTCCAGCATGAGCTCTTCAAGCCTGCTGATCGCCAGCCGCGATGCCATCCGCTGCGCCGCCCATCTCGGAGCGACCGTGGCGATCACCTTGGTGATCAGTCCGGCACCGGTTTTCTGCGCCATCATTCGCCCCTGCTGAAAGTTGCAAACCGCGCGACCGGGCGCGATGTGCCAGCGACAGCCGAGATTTCCGCCTCGATCACGCGCATGCGGCTCAGCAGGTCTGCAGCATTTCCGTAGGTCACGGTCCTGCCGTCATAGGAAACGCTCAGCGTTCCGGCGGCATAGGCTCGCTTCAGCGCGTCAAGCTCTGTTTGCGTGAAAGCCATCAGAACCAATCTCCATCATGTTTGCCGAACCATCCGTTCCGCCGCGCGGGTGCAGGCGGCGCCGTGTTTGGGTGTGCGGCCTTTTGCTTTGGCACCATCGGCACTGTCGCGTCAAAAAGGTCGGCCTGCGTCTCTGGCGGGGTTATCCCCCGCTCCGCGTCAAGCGCGTCCCACTGTCCCTCCGTCATCGACGCCCAACCTTTGCGGCGCGCTGCCGCTTCGGCATAGAGCATCGTATCCAGCGCCTCGTTGCGCCGCCCCGGTTCGGCCAACTGCCACGAGCTGGTCACCACGCCGCTGCGCGACCGGTTCAAGACCCGCACTTCCGCTGTCACCATCCGGTAGTATTCATCCCCAGCTCCGCGGGCAAAGGCAGTAAAGCCGCGCTCCGCCGGGTCTGCCTTGGCCAGCCAGCCGTAGAAGTCTGCCTTGAGCTGCGACACGTTCAGCATGAACGCGCGCCGCTGCGCTTTCTTCGCCCTGCCGTCATTGCGGCGCTCGAACCGCTGCGGCATCATCACCGGGCCGGTCGCCGTCGATGCGCCCTTGACCAGAATCACTTTTGACCACGGATGGCGCTTGCCCCAGGACCAGACCTCTTCGGTCCAGTTGCCGCTGTCGATCGCCAGCATGTCGATCGGCAAGCGCAGCCCCAGCTCGGTGCGCCAGGTGCCGCGCAGCAGCGCGTCCAGCGCATCGCGCCCCGCCTGGTCGCTGATCGAATGCGGGATCACAATGTAATCCACCACCCAACGGCGGAAGTTCCGCCCGAACGCCACCAGTTGCACTTCGAGGCGGTCCTGCTGGCAGTCCACCCCAGCCGCCAAGATCACACCGCAGGCGGGCAGCACCCCGCGCGGCAGCGCCCGCGCCTCGTCATCCTCGGCCCGGTCGCGCAGCGCGGTCCAGTCCGGCCCCTTGCTCGCCTGCTCATAGGGCAGCCCGAGCACGTCATTCCAGAAGGTCTGCTCGGTCTCCGCCTCGACCGGCCTTTTCGTCGCCGTGTCGCTGCCGGTTGCGGCATGGCTCCAGCCCATCACCTGGGCATACTCGACCGCAATCGATGCCCAGTCGCGCTGAGGTGCATAGGCCCGCCACAGATGAAAACCGGGATGATCACCGCGTGGGTTCTGCGCCACCCAGCGCCCGGCCGCCACCATCCGTTCTTTGTCGCCGTGCTCGATGTCGCAGCCGCAGGTCTCGCAGCCAAAGTGCGCCGCCGCCAGACGCTCCGGGTCGATTCGCGCCCGGAAGTTCTCCCACGTCAGCGGGGCCATATTGCCGCAGTGCGGGCATGGCACATGGTAGTAGCGCTGGTCGCTGCGCGCGAACGCCCGCGTGATCCGGCAGGTGTCACTGATCATCGCAGTCGAAACCCGCAGGATCTTCGCATCCTCGAAGCCGCTTGCGCGGCTTACGGCAAGGGCTTCCGGGTCACCAAGCGCGCTCATTTCCCATTTCGACAGGTCATCCATGATGATCAGTCGGCGCGTGGTGCCGGTCAGACTGGCAGGTGATCCCGCGCCCGCCACTTTCAACGACCCGGTGCGCGTTATTGTTTCCTGGTTGAACTTGGAATCATTATTGTTGCCGCCGCCTGTGTCAGTACCGAAAACCCTCCGCAACCCTGGTGCCTGCCGCCGCATCGGTAGCCACTTGTTATCAACCCACTCCCTCGCCGCCGCCTCGGTCGGATGCACCACCAGGCTGTCGAGCCTGGTATATTCATGCCACGCCCCCAGCGTCGGCTGGATTATCGAGGCGGTCTTGCCCCACTGCGCCGAGCCCCGGATCGTAACCTCCCGCGCCGGGTGCTCCGGCGACAGCACCGCGTGAATCTCGCGCAAGAACGGGAACCGGGCGATCGCAAACGGCCCCGGCATCGGGCTGCGCTCATCAAACACCACATTCTCGACGCACCAGCGCGTGATATCCGGTGGCGGCGGCGGCAGCATGGCGGCGGCAATGGCCCGCGCCACCACCGCATGCGCGGGTGCCAGAAACCCCATCTCAGATATCCTCGTCCCGCTCAGCCTCGGTCAGCCCCGCCGACCCCGCCTGCGCGCCGCTCTGGTCCGACCGGACTTTGCGATGAGCGCGCCAGGTCTCGACCAGAATCTGCCGCGTTGTCCTAAAATCAACCTTTAGCGTGTCGGCCACCCGCCGCGCGCCGTCGCGCAGCACCGTCTCGAACTCGGTGATCTCCTGCTCAATCAGACGGGTAATTTGAAGCTCGACTTCGCTCGCCAACAGATAGGTTTTTTCCGCAACGGCGTTCTTGCGCCGGGCATCGCGTAGTGCTTCCTCTTTCAACTGGGTGTTAACCAGTTGAAGGTTATCCAGATCGTTTGGAACCAACCTTGTGTCCACACCTTGCAGGCTAGGTTTCGACGCTCGCTGAACCGGCTTCGCCACATGGTTCTGCATTGCAGCCAGCGCGCGGCGCGTCTCGGCCCCATTGCCCAGCATCTGCGCCGCATCCAGCCGCCGCCCCAGCGCCACGGCCACCGCTTCCCGGTCGAACCGCCGCGCCCGACCCTCGCCGCTGTAGCACCCGGCCAGTTTTCCTTCCCTGACGTATTGATGAATCCGCTGCCGCGAGAGGCCCAGCTCACCAGCCAGTTGCACCCCCGTCAGCATCCATTGATCCCCATCGTCAAGCCCCCCCCAGACCGTCAAGGCTTCCCACTTTGTCAAGCACCGAGAACCATCCGAGCTTCGCCCGCC